TCCATAAAATCTGTGCGCCAAGCTATCCAGATATTGAAAGCATTCCAGGCAATATCAACCGGCCACCCATTCACCACATTTGCTCGTTCGGCCAAATCATAGGTATAAGGCTCCCACTCAGTATGGTCCCAATCGTTATGCCTCTGCTTCTTAAATAGAATAGCAACAATCTTATCCATGTTTTGAATAGGCTCACTTGAGTAGTGCTCCAGGTCAATGTATTCACCCAAGAAGAGGTCATTAAGAGGTTTGAGATGTAGGCCATCCCATTCGGTAATGCCGTTAGGCTTTGGATGGTGGCTGAGCCAACCTAGTGCTCTCTGTAGTTCTATCAGGTTATGCCATTCTAACTGGTCAAATACTTCATCTTGGGGTGAGATGTCCCAGAAGAGGGCCAGCACTTCAATCCAATATTCGATTGAGCCCTCCTTAATAAGTTCTGAGATTTCAATTAATTCTTTATACTGACTTAAGGTTACCTCTCTCCAGTTACTTGGTAGCTTCGGTAGATTTGTCATTTATGAATTCAATATTAGTCTTAATCTTTTCGGCCATCCATTGTACCCAACTAAAATAGGTGTGGGCAGGTAGGGCTTTAAATCTCTTCCTTCTAGCTGAAAGGTTATAGTCTCGCCAGTGCTCCTCAGACGTCTGGTCTTCTCTCTTAAATAAGATAGCCAACAGGTATGAATAGAAGTCACGTTCGGCCATGGCCTTTTCTATTTTAGCTAAACCACTTAGGCCTAAATGGACCTCTTTGCCCTCTTCATATGCAGCATATTGATAGCCGTCCACTTCAATAGTACGTGGCAGTTGCTCTATCTTACTGCCGTTAAGGTCGTAAGCCCCTATTATCTGAAAGAATTGGTCGTCAGATAGATTTTGAATGTCGCTCTCATCAGCACCTAGAACCTTAAAGATCTTAATGTACTTGTCAACTACGAAGCGATGTTCCTCCTTGTTAATAATAGTCATGACCTGCTCAAATTGGCCGATGGTCATTTCATCGATATTGGTAATCCAATCTTTTTCGTTAATCTTTATCATTGCTTTGTCTCTTTTTTTCTAGGTAACGGAATCTAGCTTGGCGGATCTTATCTTTCCACTCTTCGCTGAATGGGGGTCTCTTCTTGCCCTTTTTAGCTTCAGACATCTTCTTACGAGTCTCTTCACTAAATGGTATTCGTTTGACTCCCTTCTTAGCATCTGCCATACGTTTAATTTCTTCTGGGGTCCATTTTTGGCCAGGTCTAAACATGTTTCTCTCGGTTTATTTATCTCTCTTTATTAGATATTATCCCGCTTACTACACTCTTTTTGTAAAAAGGCCATACCATGAGATAATATCAGTAAATAGTCTCTAGAGATTTGAAACAAGACGACCTAATTTATAAGATAAGCATTGACCCCGAATTCGCTGAAGACGGGGAAGAACTAGGTATCGATGAGATTGCTTTTACCTCTAACCCTGCCATTATGGTAAAGGGTATGGCTTTTTCTAGCCAACTACCCAAGAGACTCTTCTTTAAGGATGCAGTTAAGCAGAGAATTGTTGCACCTGCCTTAATTCCAGCTCAGATTTACAGAAAGAACGAGGAAGAAGAATATTACGTTGAGTTTACTGAAGAAGAGATTGAAAGGCTTTACACCAAATTCATGAGTAATTTAGATAACAGTAAGGGTCTTTTCAATCTTGAACATAATCCGGATGCAAGAGTACCAGCCTATCTCTTAGAAGCTTGGTTGGTTGAAGATCCGCTTAAAGATAAAGCTTATACTACTTATGGTATTACCGTACCCAAAGGTACTATCATGATGACTACACAAATAACCGACAAGGACTACTATAATATGTTGGTCGAGAATGACCAGTTAGGTTATTCCATTGAAGGTTTTTTTGGTTTAGATTTACAATTAAAAAAAGAGGAAAGTGTAATGGAAAAACAAAAACTTAACTTGCCAGATGGTGAATGGCAGATCGAAGACAAGATCTACGTTGTAGAAGGCGGAGAGATTGTTGAGATCTTAGAAATTGAAGCCGAGACCACTTCTGAAGAAGAAATGGAAATAGCGGTTGCAGAAGGTGCTAAAGCCGGAGCTAACCCTGGCCAGACTTCAGAAGAAGAAATGGCTGAGGCTGAGACCGAAGAAGACGAATTCGAAATTGAAGATTTTGTCGAAGAAGAAAAGGCCGAAGAAATTAAAGCTGAGTTAACTCCAGAAATGACTCAAGAAGTGATGGACCTAATCCAACCTAAACTTGATGAAATTTATGAAGTTATCGCAGAATTAAAATCTCAGATGGAAACTGAACAAACCGAAACTGAAGAGATGGAAATGGAGAAGGATATGAACAAGTATTCTAGCCATATCGATCTTACAAAAACAATTGAATTCTTAAAAAAATAAAAAAATCATGAGAAAATTACGTTTTGACCTGGATGTACAAGCAAATGCATTGCTATGTCCTAACCCACAAGAGTTCTACTCTAAAGCTTATGTAACCGAGGACACTGTAAACAACTACAGAGCTGTACCTGGTGTAAAAAGTGCTACTAAATTAGCCAATGTCCTTTTTGATGATATTCTTAAGGCCGCTAGCTGTAACTTTAGCGCTCCTACCGACGAACTTGATGCAGTTGACATCGATGTTTGCTCACTTAGCGCAATGGCTGAACTTTGCCGTTTTGACCTTGAGGCCTCTTTCGTAAGCCTTCAAATGGCAAGAGGTTCTAATGGATCTTTCGAAGTAGCTGAATTTATGGCTTACTACTGGGATGAAATGGCCAAGCAAATTGCTGAAGAAATTGCTATCCTAAGATGGAAAGGTGATACTGGTACAACTACTGGTACTTTCCTAGACCTATGTGATGGTTATGAGACTAAGTTCTCTGCAGACGGTTCTATTGTAACCCCTTCTGCTACTGTAGCAATCAACGCTTCTAATGTACTTGCTGAAATGGCTCTAACTTACAGCCTACTTCCTGGTAAAGTAAGAAGCAAAAAAGAAGATCTTCGTTTCTACGTATCTTCTAATGTATACCAAGCCTATGAATTAGCGGCTGCTCAAGGTAACACATTGACCTATGTAACTGAATCTTTAGGCGAGAAGTTCTTAGGAATCAAATTGGTTGTATGTGACGGTATGTCTGATGACACTATGGTTCTTACTCACAAGGACAACTTGATTTATGCTTTTGACGGTGAAGGTGATCCTACTGCTCTTAAAGCTGTAAATCTTGAAGACACTGTAGCCGAGCCTCTACTAAGAACTCGTGCTAATATCAAAGTTGGTTTCCACTACGTGAACCCTACTGAGATTGTTTTCTACCAAAACTAATAACCGGGGTCTCCTAGTGAGACCCCTTTACTTAAAAAAATTAAGATAAGACTATGGCAAATTGTACTGCGCTTGAAGGAATACTTAAGAGTTGTGATAACAACATAGGTGGCATCCGTACTGTATGGCTATGGGATATGGAAGATCAGAATTCGATCACCGAAGATACAACTAACTGGGAGATCACTGCCCTGGATGTAACCGGTACTTCATCTCCTGCCTCATTTCAAGGTGAAGAATTTCAATTTATCCGTAATGGATCAAATTATACTGAAGAAGCTACTATTGATTTAGCTAACGGTTCAACTTTTACTACTGTAAACTTAAACCTAATGTTTACTCGTAGAGAGGCTGACAAATCTAAATCTATCATGTTACTAGCAGAAGGTCAAAGGTATCTAGGTGGACTAGTTCTAGACTCAAACGGTATCTACTGGATCTTCCAAGATCTTCAACTTTCTGCATCTACTGAAGGTAGTGGTCAGGCTAAAGCCGACGGCTCAAAATACAATGTCACTCTAATGGCTGAAGTTGCTGACTTCGCTAAAGTTATTGATGACTCTGTATCTCCTAACCCTATCACCCAACTCTTAACTACTGGTCAATTCTAAAAACCAGCCTAAAATAAAAGAGAAAAGAGAGGCCCCACCCTATTAAGGTAGGGGCCTCTTTTAATATTACTATGATCTGGCTCGAAATTAATCAAATAAATTACTATACCTTAGAACTAAAGCAGACTCTACCTACAGCGGATGAGTATTTCTTGTTTGAGTTTATTTTTGAAGGTACTACTGAAAGAGAATCTCAGTGGTTTACGACTCCTGATTTGAGTCTAAGTCCACAGAGGTATTCTAAGTTTAAATTAGAAGAGGCAGAGTTTGCGCCTTATACTGAAGTTGATGATGCTCCGATTAATCTAGCGGCAGGTCAATACACTGTTCGTATCTATGCTGCATCTCAACCTTGGCTGTTTACATCTCCTTGGGTTCCACCAGCTGAAGGTACACATATCCAAGAGGTTAGATGTCATGTCAGAGGCCAAGACCTGGTTACAGACCCTGTGTATAGTGGTTCACAACAACCGTCTACATCTGGAGATGTTTATACATAATGGGGGCGCCTCAGGATAATATAAATAAAGATGGAGATAAATGAAGTTATTCAATTTTAATAGAAATAAATCAGAGGGGGCTACAAGCCCTAATAAGAAGCAGGCTTTTTCAACACCGTTCTTAAAGATTGGTGAAGGTAATCTATCAGCGCCTTATATTAATCGTTACTATACACTACAGAACGTAGTTCAATTCGGCAGTGATAATCTCTATCCTCAGCTCTTAAATCAACTCTATTTTCAGAGTCCAATCCATGGCTCGTGTGTTGATTTTATTACTAATGCTGTCATTGGTGGAGGTTGGGACTGGTCAGATGAGGTCGAAACTAAGCAAAAGATTGAACAGTTAACCTGGACTAAAAAGAATCGGGTCAATAAGCTGTTTAAAGTAATCACCAGAGACTGGGTTATTCACCGCAGAATTACTCTCTTGATACATCAAAAAGATGGTAAGCCATGTAAGGTAGAGAGGGTTGATCCTGCTACAATACGTCATGACTATAATAACACCAGGTTTGTCTATTCTAGTGACTGGAGTAGAGGCATGCTAGATACTAAAGAATGGCCACGCTGGACGCCAGGCTGTCAACACGAGTGCTCAGTCTATCTCTATCAAGAAGATAGTCCAGGTCAAGTGACTTATGCAATACCTCGTTATAATTCTATTCTTAACTGGGCTTATCTAGATGGAGAGCAAGCCTACTTCCATAAGAGTAATCTACAAAACTCAATCTTTCCTTCGTTGGCTATTCGTAGACCTAAAGAATTTGGCTCACAAGATGAGATTGATGAATTTAAGGAGGGTATTAAGCAGAAAACAGGTGCTGGTAATGGAGGCCGAGTAATGGTCTTAACTGGTAACGGTTTCGATGATACACCTGAGATTGTGCCTATTAACTCTAATACTAATGACAGGGCCTTTGAGTGGACAAGTAAAGAGTTGAAAGAAAACATTGCTATCGGCCACATGATTAACCCTTCTATTATGGGTGTTAAGACCGCTGGTCAACTTGGCAATACAACAGAGATAAAAGACTCGTATAGCATCTTTGAAAAGAATGTGGTTATGCCAGAGCGCGAAGAGCTAGAACTGGTCTTTAATGATCTAGTCCATATTTTTGGACTTAAAAACGAAGTATCAATTAATGAGTGGGCGATCATTGATGGTATCATAAAACAAAATGAAGAAGAATAATGGCAACATATTTTGTAACTGATGTCTACCTTAAGGACAATACTCCTGTCGCTGAAAACGTTGACAGCCTAATCAGTGGGCCTCAGATTAAGGCCGCGGCTGATGGCTGGGCTCGTAATATTCTAGGTACTTACTTCTATAATGACCTGCTAGCCAAGTTTAATGCTCAAACTCTTAATCCTACTGAGATAACACTGGTTCAGGACTGGCTTAAACCAGCAATAGCCTGGAGAGCATGTGCTGAGATTGTGATTGCAGCAGGATTTCAACTAACTAATAAGGGTACACAGACCCAAAGTGGTGACTACAGCAATACTCCTGAATACAGAGCACAAATGTTTGTCCAACATCACTATGCAGACCGGGCCAGTTTTTACGAAAATAGACTCTTGGAACACCTAATTGAAGATGGTAGTTTATACCCAGAGTTCAATGATGACCAGAATAAGGACTCAATGGCCAGAAAAGCATGTAGTAATCAGAAGGGCTCAGCCTTTCAATCAGGCATTAATATAATCTAAAAAGAGAGAAGAGAGAGAAATGAAAGAATGGGCGTTATCACTAATAGCAACTGTTGCGTATTTTTTTGCACCGGTTGTACCCCTCTTAATTGTAGCCGCTATTGCAATTGGCATTGACGTTTACTGGGGTGTTAAGGCAAGCAAGAAGAAGGGTATTGGATTTAAGTCTAGAATCCTACGTAAGAGAATCGTAAATAAGTTGACTGCATACCACCTGGTAATCATTTCATTCTTTGTGATTGATAAATTTCTCTTAAGTCAGTTTATTATGCTCTATTTTGAGCACATCCAGTTTGCGGCCACTAAGTTTTTAACACTTTTTATAGTCTTTATTGAAGCCACGAGTGTTAATGAAAATTACAAGATAGTTCACGGTAAGAGCATAGTAGACCGTTTTAGAAGTATGGTTAGGACTATTAAAGGTGGCAAAGAGACAATCGATGAACTGGACCTACACGACCCAAAATAATTGTTTTAGAGTCGGTGGTCTCTAATCCACTGGACCAACAATTCCTCTAACTCTCTACATCTCTTTAAGAGTGCATAAGCACTTGACTGTGAGACTCCTAAGTGTGCAGCAACCTCTCTGCCACGAGTTAGGCCTTGTACCCAGTAAATATCCCACAGTCTCTTATCTAGAGGTCTAAGATTTCTATACCACTCATCTATCCAATCTTGAAGTAGAGGTAGGTCTTGATGTGGCATACCCCTCTCAAAATATTCTAGCACAGGCTTATTAAATTGCCTCAGTACCTGGCCATTGGTCCAATGTAGCTGACACTTAATCCAGTGTTTTGCCCAACTTTCAACGTCATGTATATCTTCTAACCTCTCACAATTAGAGAGCAGGTAGATATAGGCCTCACTGATTAACGTAGATGTATCGACAGCGCGCTGCAGTTTAAGAATAGCTTTATGCGTATACTCTTCTAGCCTAGGATAGACCTCCGTAAATAGTTCATCTAGAAGGGCTTTAGTCATTAACAGTTTGGATTTTATTTTGGACCTCGTCTCGCCACTTATTACGTTGACGCTGACTACAGAAACAAGGTGCCTTCTCTCCTGG